ATGATGGAAGACTACTCGGAAGTGGACAAGGCGCTGGTCGATATGGCCGGCAACCCTGCCGCTTTCCGTCTTCAGGAAGACCGTCCGCACATCGAGGGCATGAATCAGGAGTTCGCCTCCACCTTGTTCTACGGTGATGAAAGCACTGCGCCGGAAGAGTTCACCGGCCTTGCTGCTCGCTACAACAGCCTGTCGGCTGAGAACGGCGATAACATCGTCAGTGGTGGCGGGTCAGGCTCTGACAATGCTTCTATTTGGTTGATTTGCTGGGGGCCTAATACCTGTCATGGTATTATTCCTAAAGGGTCTAAAGCTGGTATCCAGCAGCGTGACCTTGGTGAAGTCACCATCGAGAACGCCGACGGCAACAACGGACGCATGCAGGCGTACCGCACACACTATCGCTGGGATGTGGGCCTGTCGGTTCGCGACTGGCGCTACCTCGTGCGCATCGCCAACATTGATCGCTCGCTGTTGACTTCGGACATCTCGACGGGTGCTGACCTGAATGATCTGATGCACCAAGCGTGGACGGAACTGCCGAGCACTTCGGCTGGTCGTTGCGCGTGGTACATGGACAAGCAGGTCATGTCGTTCTTGCGTCGTCAGACCTCGAACGCGGTGCAGAACTCGACCCTGTCTGTTGACATGGTTGGCGGCACGATGCAGACCTCGTGGGGCGGTATTCCGATCCGCCGTTGCGATGCCCTGCGCACCAACGAAGCCACCGTATCCTAACCTTAGAAGGAAGGAACTACCGCCATGATTATGGACGAGAAACTTGAGTTTGCGGATGCCACCGCGCTCAGCACCGCCGGGACGGGCCTCGCGGCCGTCGGCGATGTCATTGACCTCGGCGCTACGCCGCAGGATCTTGGCAACGGCCAGCACCTTTACCTGGTCATCCAGGTGGATACGGCTGTCACTTCGGCGGGTTCGGCCACCGTGTCGTTCCAGCTTGTCTCTGATGGTACCGCGACCCTTGCGGCGAACGGTACGGAGACGCTTCACTATGCCAGCGCCGCCATCCCGAAAGCGTCTCTGGTTGCCGGTTACGAGATCGTCGTTGCGGTTCCTCTGGAAGGCTCTATCGCTTACGAGCGGTACCTGGGCATCCAGCAGAACGTCGGCACCGCCGCTCTTACTGCCGGTAAGATCAATGCGTTCCTGACCCTCGATCCAAAGGGCTGGAAGGCATACCCGGATGCGGCTAACTGATAGCCGTAGGAGGGGGGCTCTTAGCCGAGCCCCCCTCACCTTTAATTGGTATACAGCAGAGGAGATAAGCTATGCCGCAGGTAGTATTTAGAGAAGATTTCTTTGACGGGAGTAAGCGATATCGCAAAGGCGAGGAGTACACTATTTCCGACAGTGTTGTGCTTCCGAAATTCGATATCGCTAAAATAGACGGAAAAGCGTATGATCGTCCTCTCCGGGACAATAAACCTCCGCGAGAATCTACGCGGGGGAGGGCTGCTCAAACCGAGGATTAACCCATGGCAAGCAAGGTCCAAATCGCAAAGCTGGCCCTGCAGCATATCGGGGATAGGTACGATATCAGCGATATCACCGAGGCCACTCCCGAGGCTGAGCAGGTCAACCTGCTGTTTGACGACACGCGAGATGCCTTGCTGCGCCAGCACCCCTGGGCCTTTGCTACAAAGTACACTAATCCAGCTGCGCTTTCTGGCACCGTTCCTGGTCACTGGACTTACATGTTTTTGTACCCCACCGATTGTCTTCGGATACTGGGTATTGTGAACCCCCTGGGAAAAGACCAGCCAAAGGTGAAATTCGAGGTTGCCCGTAATGCTTCCAGCAAACGGGTTTTGATGTGTGATCTCGAAACCCCTGAAATTTATTACACCATGCGGGTGGAGGATACGACGGACTATGACCCTGAGTTCGTAATGGCACTTTCCTATGTATTGGCTGCCCGTCTGGTGATGCCTCTGATAGGGGAGCGGTCGATTGCCTCTGATTTGTACCAGCAGGCGCAGGCCGTGTTGAACAGCGCGTGGGAGACCGACAGCAACGAGGGCGTAGAGGAGGCTATCCCAGACGCTGAGTGGATCCGGGCGCGCGTCTGATGGTCAAAGTAATCCAGCCCAATATGTCCGGCGGCGAGGTATCTGATGCCATCGCTGCTCGGGTCGACATCGATAAATATAAAACCTCGGTCTATAAATGTGAGAACTTCTTTCCTCAAGTTCACGGCGGCCTAACCAATCGGTCTGGCTTAAAATTTATTGCTGAGACAAAAGGTACAGGGATTACCCGTCTGATACCCTTTGAGTTTAATACAACCCAGACATACATCCTAGAGTTCGGCGACCAGTATATTAGGGTTTTTAAGGACGGGGGTCAGGTGTTGGACACCTCGGTGTCCTTGACTATTACAGGGGCAACAACCGCTAACCCCGTTGTAATAACGACTTCGACACCACACGGCCTGTCTACTAACGAAAGCGTCTATATATCTGGCGTATCCGGTATGACTCAGCTCAACGGCCGTACCTTTAATATCACCTCACTAACCTCCACGACCTTTAGCCTGAGCAACAGCGCCGGATCTTCTACCAACGGCACGGGCTATTCTGCGTACACATCAGGAGGCACGGCAGATAAAATATTCGAGCTGGCCACACCATATGTCGCTGCCGATATCTTCGACTTGGATTACGTGCAGTCGGCTGATGTGATGACTATCACGCACCCCACCTACGAGCCGAGAGACCTTACACGCACAGATCACGACGCCTGGACGCTATCCACTATAACCTTTGCCCCGTCCCAGGCAGCCCCTACCGGGGTATCTGTAAGCGCTTCCGGGGGCAGCACTACCTTTACATACGCCGTCACGGCGGTGAACGAGGAGACGCTTGAGGAGAGTTTACCGGCCACCGGGAGCAGCTCTACCAGTAAGGACGCCGCTTGGGATAACACGGTTACGTGGGTCGCGGCTGCCGGAGCTGGAACTTACAACATATACCGCGAGAAAAACGGCCTGTATGGATTTGTGGGCCGCGCAGAGGGCACTTCGTTTAATGACGACAATATAGACCCGAACAGCGCAGACACGCCTCCCAAGGCTCGCAATCCTTTTAACGCGGTAGGCGACTACCCGTCGACTGTTGGCTACCACCAGCAACGCCGAATATTTGCAAACACCAACAACGCCACACAAAAATTCTTTATGTCGCAAACGGGGAACATCAGCAACATGTCGTTCTCCAGCCCACAAAAGGACGACGACGCAATTACAGTGACCCTGGCCTCACAGCAGGTCAACGAAATCCGGCACTTTGTGTCTTTGTCTGATTTGGTGATATTAACGTCCGGGGGCGAGTGGCTGGTTCAAGGCGTTGACGGTGTTATTACCCCTAGTGGAATCCAAATTAAGCCGCAATCTTACTACGGCTCTACCATACTGACGCCGATTGTGGCGGGCGATATTGTAATTTATATGCAGACGGGACAATCGGTTCGAGACCTGGGATACAAGTACGAAAGTGATAGTTACACAGGAAATGATCTATCTATCCTCGCCCGCCATTTATTTGACTACAACACGGTTTTAGATTGGTCTTTTGCTCAAGCCCCCCACAATCTTATATGGTGCGTTCGCGACGACGGCATCTGCTTATCCCTAACATACTCCAGGGAGCAAAATGTTTTTGGCTGGGCTCGACACACTACACAAGGCGACTTTAAATCGGTTGCCTCTATCCGGGAGGGGGATGACGACTTCTCCTACTTTATAGTGGAGCGCACGCTTAACGGCTCTACCCTCAAGCACGTTGAGCGGATGTCCACCCGAGACTTTACGGATATCCAAGATAGTTTCTTTGTAGATAGCGGTCTGACCCTGGATAATCCTGTGGATATTTCAGGATTCACTAACGCTAACCCAGTTGTTGTCACAACCGCATCACCGCACAATTTAACCAACGGCGACACGGTAGACATCACAGGTATTAGGGTTGTGGATAACACCACCACACGAGGGTGGGTCATAGACACCGAGCTGGAGGGTTCTGGGTATACTGTGGCCAATGTGACCAGCACCACTTTTGAGCTGCAGAACAATGGGGCAAACGTCGATGGATCGTCCTTTAAAGTTTACCACAGCCGAGGACAAGTTCGAGAAGCGGTAAACTCGATATCAGGATTGTGGCACCTGGAGGGCCAGTCTGTCGTGGCTTTAGGTAACGGTTACGTTGAGCGCGACCTTACCGTTTCTAATGGTGCTATCACGCTACAGAATAAGGCTAGCCGGGTTCATGTAGGTTTGCCCTATACGGCTGAGGTGCAGACCCTCCGCATTGATGGCGGTAATGTGTCAGATACGGTCCAAGGTAGAAACAAAAAGATTAGCCGACTTACTCTGCGCTTTGAACGGTCTTTAGGCGGGTGGTACGGCCCCGACGAGGATCATATACGCGAAATCAAATATGGCTTGCCTGCGCAGTGGGGTCAGAACGCGAACTGGATTACTGGAGACAAGGATCTGACCATGTCTCCTAGTTGGAATAAAGACGGCCAGATCATTGTACAGCAGCGAGACCCCTTGCCTATGAACTTGCTAGCGGTCATCCCAGAAGTAATCCCCGGAGGCGATTGATGGACATCCGGTGCGTTACACTCGATGACTTGTGCAGCCACCCGTCATTTTCTGACATGCTGCGGGAGTACGAGCAGGAGTGCGCTCTTGGGGGTCTGCCGGCCAATTTTTGTGAGACTTCATACCGAGAGCTGGAGAGCAACGGTCTAATAAATATATTGGCCGCTTATAATGGCGACCAGCTATTGGGCTTCCTCTCTTTGATGATTACTATTTTACCAAAATACACTCTGCCTATAGCCAGCAGTGAGAGTTTCTTTGTTTCACCAAAGCACAGAAAAACAGGGGCGGGCCTGCGTTTACTAAAAACTGCTGAATACTTAGCAACAGAGCGCGGCGCTGTTGGCATGCTTATGAGCGCGCCCACAGGTAGCCGTCTTGAATCTGTTGCTGTGGGTGTAGGCTACGCTCCCAGCAATACCGTTTTCTTTAAGGAGCTGCAGTGAACGTCTTACGAGATAGTTCTCCCCGCATCTCTGCTATGAGCCAGCACGCCGTGGATAACGTGCGCAAGCTGGAGGCCATAATCCGGGAGGCCCCTCAGTTTGAGTTGGAGACCAGGCACGTTATTCATGGGGGTATGTATTCACGTACTATCCGCATGCCTGCGCAGCACATCTTGACGGGGACTTTAGTGAAGGTCCCCACCCTATTGATTATCAGCGGACACGTTACGGTTTACCTGGGAGACGGGCACGCTGAGCTGATAGGTTATGGTGTAGTCCCTGCCAGCGCCGGCAGAAAGCAGGCTTTTGTTTCCCATATGGATACGGACATAAGTATG